ACGAGAGCACACTCGGAATATACAAGATTAATTCAATTCAATGGTGCTGCCATTATTCCTGGTTACGGATCTGAAATCCGGTCTACCGAACCGGCTTTAAGATCCTCCACCAGGAGAATCGCAGCTCAATATGACTCTGTTAAAGAAATGTGCCAGATTAATTGAGTATATTCAGTCCGGAGTATAACGGAATGCAAATAAGATATTTAAGATTTAATTATGCAGGCTAAGATAGATGTCTTCTTCAGGAACCTCTGGGTATCCCCAGCACTTCCTGAAGATTACATCTCCAGTAACCTGCATTATATGAAACAATTATAGAAATATACCGTAAGTATTGAGTTTGCATAATAAATTAATTTAGGAGCATACCAAGTATAAGCAAGATATATTCTATTTAATGAAGCGGTACATGACGATGACCCAATTCTGTCAGATATCTCTGAAGAAATGCGTCATCGCATTCCGCCTAATATTGATCCATTAAAGAAATATGCCACATATGTA